TCAGCGGGTCGGTTTCACGATCTCTCCGACACGCCTGTAAACCGTCTCAGTGATGCGTTTGTCTGTGTGCCCCAGCAGGCGGCTGGCATCACCCAGGTCTAGGATTTCACTAGCGGCTTTCGGGCGGATGTCACGGAACTGGAACTGACGGATGCTTGCGGCCAGAACCCTGTCACCCGTCTCTCTGGCGATTCCAATTGCCTTATCTCGCGCATCGTCAAAGCGCAGCCGCAGCATGTGCTTTGTCACTTGTCTCCCGTCTTCAGTGACGATCAGATAAGGATTTCGAACTCCTCGGGCGCGTCTCTGTTCGATCAGGCGCTCAACCAGCACGCCTAAATTATTCATTGCGCCGGCGGCCGTCAGGCGGATTCGCAGCTTCTTGGACGTCTTGCCTTGGGACACCTGCAGGAATTCGTTAACTGCGTCGGCTTCCCGCATTGAAAGCGTGTCAGCCGGGCGCTGAGCAGTCAGGTATGCCAGGTCCATTGCATCGCGCAGCTCTGAGGCTGCCACCGCGTAAACGGCGCTCCAGATTTCCTCACTGGCGTAGAAGTCGCGCGGCGCCTCTTTGTTCTTGCGCACACCGGCGGCGGGGTTGGCCTCAGTCAATCCCCACTCGCGTGCGATGTTGTAGATGTGTGACAGCAGGGATATCTCCCGGTTGGCGCGAACCTTGGCGGTGCGGCTGTCGCGGTACTGCGCAATAATTTGCGGCGTTACCGCATCGATGGGCGCGTCACTGAACACATTGCGCAGCTGTTTCAGGCTCAGCCGGTTATCGCTTTGCGTTTTGGGCGCTTTGCCCGGGATGATCTCCCGCTCGTACCGATCAAATACATGGCCCAGTAGGGCATTCTTCTTCGGCACTGGCTTGCAGTCGAGCTTTGCCCATTCAGCCTTGGCGATGTCCAAATCACCCCCGAGCGGGATCTCTACCCGCTTCCCGTCTTCATTCCTCCCGTCGTAGTAGTAGCCCACCCACTCTTTACCGCCTTTCAGCGTGCGTACACGCCGAATCATTCGCGGCGGCAGATCCCTGTTTGCCGCCTTTTTCGCCCGCATCGTTTTATCCTACCCGTGACAAGTCCAGCGACCAGGCTTCAGTCGCAACGTTTTCTGCTGATGGTTTCACGCCTGCCAGTTTCATTCGGGCGTAGACTCGGCCAACCACTGGGCGCCTGGCCCGGGTCAGCACGTACTTCCAGCCGTTCCGGTTGAGCCAGGCGATCTGGCCGGACGGGATCATGTAGCCAGTGATCGCCGCGATCTCTTCTTCGGCAAGGGTTTCGCTCTGTATTTCCATGATGGTGTCCTTGCCGCGCTGGGCGGCATCTCTATTCGATAGTGTTTTTTTGGCGTATCGTCGTGTAGCGCACCCAGCAGGTGTAGCTCTTTACCGGTCCACGGAGGGCGAGGCTAACTTTGCTGGGTGCGCACCTCGCCCGCCGTTAACCGGCAGTCAGTTTTGTCTGTAGGCTTTCAGAAAAGGCTTACATATTTCGATTGGCGTTTCGTTTAGGATCTTGCCGTTCGCCTAGCCAGGATCTTTACAGCAGCCTTAACCGGGGGACTTGCTTCCTGGATTAGGCGAACTCTTGTCGCCGCTCACCGGCAGGCATGTTGGGGATTGGGGTTGTGAGAGCTGTGGCGAAAAGTGGCGGCATTTCACAAAGCCATATATCGATCGCATCCATTGGTCGGATTCGAAGCACTATCAAAGGTTTTTAGGGTCGATCAGTTACCAAAAAAAGATAGGTAGCTATGCGATCTCTAATTTTTGATATGCCGAATGGGCGCGAGCTCGTTGAAGAGCTCGATATTGCGACTGAGCTAATGATGTCCATTCCTGTCGAACTTGTCGGCGGGGTGCAGTGGCAGGCTGTCTTCGATAGGCAGCAGTTAGCATTCAAGGCCTGGCGCACATATCTTCTTTGCAAATCCAAGCATCCGAAGCGTGATATTCACTGTGGGATGAATAAGATCGCTTGAGCCGTCTTTGTAGATCGATAGGGAAACCAGCGGGTGGCGATCATGGCGTCACCCGCTGGCCGAGCATCCCGTCAGCGACAATTTCCCAGAGCTGGGCCGGTGACCACTGGTAGCGGTCGAAGTCCGTGTCTGGTTGAACGCCGAAAGTGCAGGTCGAGTGGGCGCGGGCCGGGTACTCGCCCCGCTTCGCCATGATCGTCGCTACCCGACCACCCCCGCCCGGTGTCGTGGCGTGGTAGTCGTAGGCGATAGTGTTGTAGTCATTGCCCGCCGCTACCTTGAACTCGCCGTCGATAACCAGATTGGCCCGGCCATCTGGTGTCCATGGCCGCCCACCGCCGGCAGTTCGCTCACCTTCGTGCAGGTAAAGCATGTAAGCCCCGTCGTCGCATCGCTCCATCTTGAAGCAGCGATTCAACTGAGTGCCGACGATTACACGAGAGGTGAAGTTAAAGCGGTGGTCGTGGATCGCAGAGTGGGCAAAGCAGGCGCGCCGGGGCAGTTCAGGGTGCCAGATGTGGAGACGCTGGCCACCTTCCAGCTGGACCTGAACAAAGCCCAGGCCGTGCAGGGTGATCTTGTCGGTCATTACGTCATCGATGATCATCAGTAATCCTCCCAGTTCAACCCTTGGATGTATTCGCTTGGGATGGTCACGGCCTCGGTCGGCACGGTGCTTTCGACTTCATGGTTGCCGAAGTAGCCGATTGCCGCCTTCGCACGCTCCATGGACAACTGGGCATGCTTCATCTGCCATGCTTTTCGGGCCTTGTACGAGCGCAGTGCCAGTGCCTTGTCGGTGTAGGCGAAGCGCCGGCCCCACACGCCACCTTCTTTCAGCACACGCTTGCGACGTTTCTTGATCGCATCAGCAGTCCAGCTGTATTGAGGGCCTTTGACCATTGCGCAGGTATAAGTGTCGCCGATGTAGTAGCACTGTTCGGTTTCGCGGAACACCTGGTAGGTGATGCAGAGAACCTCAACGCCTTCGGGGCTGATGGTGTCGATGAAGCGGTAGTGGTCCGGCCAGGCTTTCGCAATTTCTTCAGGCATGACTTCGTCCTTGCCGCTATAGCGGCTGACTTTGAATGGGTTGGGATTGATTAAAAAATCTTTTTGAATTGGTGTATCGCTGAGATTCGCCTCGGTCGCATAATCGCCGCCTTAACATCAGGGCAAACGCACATGCGAAACAGAGGCAAGGTTTATTGGGATTGGGCCAACGCAGATCTTCATTGCCGCAGCGTAAGCGAGCGAATGGCTGATGGGACCCTTTTAGATGTGCAGGTTCGCACGTCCCAATTATGGGAAATTCAGCTTTTTATTGGTGTTTACGGCGAAAAAGGCACGATGTTATTCGAGGAAGCCTTTGACTCCCGCCCGGGTGAAACAATGACCAAGGCATTGGAGTGGGGCGTTACTAGGGCCAGGGGAATGTCACCCGGCGGCTTGAAGAACCTTAAACCTAAGAAGTCCGAACCTCTTCCGCGTCCCGGATTACGTCGGAAATAAACATCTCTCACAAACAGCGGTTTCTCCGCTGAGGCTTGTCAAAGGTCAGGTTCTTATGAGCGATATGGAAGACTTCCGATTCAAATCACACGTGCTGCTTGTAGATCTTGATGCTGCCACTAGCAAAATGATGATGCTTGTGGCCTCTGGTGGATCACAGGCCCGGAGTGGCTTGAGTCTGCTCAAAAGCATCATTACGCCTATGAGGCATGGAGAGATTTCCTCAGGGCTGCTCAAGCAGCTTCGGAAGGTCGCAACTAACACCGCCTGTTTTAGATAACAGATCATGGGCCTTCACAACCGTCATGCCGAGGCGTTCGGCGAGCAGGACTGCCAGGCGGGCGCCCTTTGAATGCTCCCAGCCGGGCAGAGTCGCTACGGTGTCGCACTCCATCAGCGCAGCAATGTCGCGCCGCATGCACTCGGTCCAGGAGCCGCCGTCCTGATTCAGCTCGGCGGGGTTGGTGACGGGGTGACCGCCTGCGCGCAGGCTGGAAGTTATGCTGTGGAAGGTGGGGAAGTTCAGCCCTGGCAAGCCGCTCATTGGGCCGCTGAGGTAAATACGTATCACGGGGAGTCCTTGCCGGGCCATGCCCAGGTTGTGGTGCTACGATGAACCCTTCCTCTAAATGGGCTCGACCATGTCAAAGCACGATATTTACGACCAGATCGAAGGCTTTCAGATTTGGAACTACATGGAGTGCGACAAGGACGATGAGGGCCGGGAGACTTGGCGTATCAACGTAGAGGTAAAGCGCGGTGGAGAAGTAGTGGTGCCAGTTGTTGCCGGTGACCGAACCTATGTTGACCGTGGCCTGGCGCAGGTTGCCGGGCGTGGGGCTGGAGCCAGGATGATTGCTGGCGCAGGCCTATAGAGTTTCTGTGAGCATGGGGAGTCCTTGCTGGGCTATGCCCCCGGGGGGGATGCTGGCGAATAGTCTTAATTAGCTTTTAATTTTCTTATATAGGCGTTTAATTTCGGAGTTTGTATGAGTCTCGCCGAACATGTATTGATTAGTTCGAAAGTTTTACGCGGTTCTGTATTTACTGGTACTTTATTAGTGAGTAGTCTTACTTTTGTGGTAGCACTAACCGAGTTTTACGATTCGAAAAAGCAAAGTTCATACCTGGAGACTTTATTTAATAATCCAGGGAAAATTGACCCTTTGCGGGAATTCGATCTGGAAAAATTTAATGCTCAGTTGTCAGCTGTAAAAAATGAATTGGAATCTATGAAAGGGACTGCGATCACCAGCCCAGAACACATTGACGTGGTTCGAGTTGAAGCAAAGATTGATAGTATAACTAATCGATTGGAATTGCTTGAAGGAGCCATTTCAAATAATCCTGAAAAGGCATTGTCTGTTCCAATGTTGCGTAAGGATCACGAAGCTTTAGTGAAGCAGCTAAATGATTCTTTAGTAGCTTCTAAGTTGGACTACGATCGCTTGTGGAGCATGTTGATGCTGTTGTTGACTTCACTGGGCGGGGCCGTAGTGATATTGTCTGGATGGGCTTTGAAAAGTATATTCTCAAAGACGGAAACTCAATCACTTGAAAGGCCATAGTTAGTCGCCAGCTAGCGTGATTCGTAAATTGGGTGGATGATCTGCGCTCAGCAAAAAACTGACGGTGACTGCGATGAGCAAGAAAACCGATGTGGAAGCGATACGCCTGATCGGCGATGAGGTTGTACGGCTTCTCAGCCTTCCTGAAGAAAGGCTTGAGGCAGAGGTATGCCTGGGGCTCAAGCTGATCGCTGATCTGGCACAGTGGCGTGACCTGGCAGGACTATCGACTGCCGAGCCTGCTGGTATGATTTGTTGAGGTATAGGAAGATCAGTCTGAACATTCCCAAGGAAAGAAGTGCATGGTACATCCTGAGCGCAGTAAACGAGACCGATACCTAGAGTTTTTACTAATTTCAGTTTTTGCCGTAACACTGGCGGTAGTTTTTGCAGTTCTTTTGTATAGGTCGAAGTTTGGAGGGGGTTTGGCTATCACTTCCAATGAGTGGTCTAACTTTGGAGGTTACATTGGAGGTATATTCGGTCCATTAGTATCGTTTGTAACGTTACTCGCTGTTTTGAAAGCCGTTTATATGCAGCGTGAGTTGCTCGATGTACAGAAGACAGAGTTCAAGCATATGAACGCTCTCCAGCAGCAAACCTTCGACACCCAGCTCAACCAGATGACTAGAGCCGCAAGTGATGCAAAGGCTCTTCAGGTCAGTGCAGCACAAGATACAGCTATTAAAGTCGTCGATCAGCACATCTCCATTTATGAGCGTGTGTGGGACCGTCAAAACGAGTCTGCTTACCGCTTCAATCAGGATGAAAGTCAGCGGTCGTCACTTCCGGGAGATGAAGCATTCCTCGATAGCATTCTTCGTCATAGAGATGTAGCCAGAAGTGCGATTGATCAGCTTGTGCATTTATCAGTTGAGTTGGCCGTTACCGAGTTCCAAACCGTTCATCATGTAAGGAAAAGTCTAGCTCTTGGGCTCGAGCGCATTCGGACCAATATTTTGGAGGCGCAGCATGGTGATGCTCAGGGCGCACCAGGGACGGACTGATTTATATTTTAAACTTTTAGATCTGACGTAGTAGCTGCTTGTTTCTGGTTAGTGTATTACAGGTGAACGGCATGGAGCCGGATCAAGGAGAAAACAGATGATCAACTCATCAGAGCTGAAATTTACGGTCGGAGAACAGGAATCTGGAACTCCATACATTCAAATGTGGGTAGATGGCTCGGTTCGAGGAATGCCAAATGACCCGGCAGTTTTTGAAGTAACGCCAGGGTCCACTATGGAAGAGGTTCAGGCCATCGCGGAACACTTAAACAAGAACCTCGTCTCCTTAAGCCTATTTCCTCAAGGTCCAAGATCAGGCTTTCAGAGAGAGGTCAAGCTGGGATACTAGATAGACCGCACATCCGCCACCGCGTGCAGCGAGTAGGGTGGGTTATGCTGGTCTTTCGATTTCGTCTCCAGGCTCGGGTGGATCGTCGGCGAGCGACTTCAGTCCGGCTGCTTTAATCATTTGCGACACCCTTTCAGTAACAACAAAAGGTGTCGTGACACACCTGAGCATCTGCGCCGCCGTATCGAAGTCGGCGGCGATCACGTTACGCAGCAGGTTTTGGAACACTTCCTGCTGATTGTTGAAGCCGTGCTGCTTCATCAGTCGCTTGAGGTCGGCCTTGAACACGCCGGCCACCTCAACCGTAAACTTCTCGACGCCCAATGCAGCGTCCTTCGTTGCTGCCTTCTCGCGCTTGCGGCGCTGCTTCAGGGCTTCCGCCGTCGGCTCCTGCTGTTCCTCGGCCATGGCCTACCTCTTCGATTTCATGTGCTGGCAAATCAAGCCAAGCCTTCCGCCAGCGTCGTCGTACCAGGTTGCTGAGGCGTTTCATGGGATTACGCTGATCACTGCAACCACCCTTCGATGTTGATCTTCTTGCCATCGGCGCGAGCCTCCAGCACCTGGGCGCGGTTGATCGCTGCCTTCCAGGTGAAACACATCCCCATGACCTTGCCGGTGGAGCGTTCGACGACGTGATAGGCGCTGCTCCCTTTGTTGACTACCTGAAAGCGAACCTCTTGCACGGGCTGCTCTTTGCCGATCAAGACGTACATCGCACTGGTGGCAATGGTTGCGCGGACACGGAGAGCCGCGAGCCCTTCGGCACGCTCTTGAATTGATGGAGGCATATCTTTTTCCTCGATTTTGAGTTAGGCGAGCAGCATCGGTTGTTCGGCGCGGCGCACCATCCTGAGCTCTGCTGTACGGCGTTCTGGCACGCGGCGATCACGGCGCATTGACTCGTCACCCGTCATTGCGTGCATGGCTATGAGGGCCGCCAGGGCGAAGCACATCGGCGAGATGATCTGGCGGCGCATAGCCTCGGCAATCATTGCGGTCTGGCGGGTAACGCCGAGTTTGAACATCGCGCAGGAAAGGCGCTTCGCTACAGTGCAGGCTGCCACGTCGAACTGGCGGGCAATCTGCTTGGCCGTCATGCCCTGGGCAGCAGATAGCAGGTACTGAAGTTCTTTGTGCGCAAGGCCGCGTCCGAGGTGGCCTTTCCATACGCCGTTGATGATTGTTGCTTCCATCGTCGTGACTCCCGGTTAGTTTCCCGTCTGGCCCTGTCGCCAAGGCCAGCCAGTGAAATCTTCCGTTCTACTTAAAGAGCTTGGTCCAGTCGGTCCCGCTTTCCGGGGCTGGGAGATCACTTCGCTGATCCCATGCTATCTGGCGGCTTCACCAGTCGTTTGTGGGTTGTTAAGTCCCGCCGAACTCTTTGCTAGCCGTTCGTGGCTATTAAATTATTCGTATACGGATTTTATGTCAAGCCGGATATGGCTATTTATTTTTTATTATTCGTATCCGGTTTTGTGGGGGCAAACAAAAACCCGCCTAAGCGGGTTTGCTTGAACTGGTTTTATCTAGCGACGCTTCATCCAGGAGCCTGTCACCACTCCACAGATTTTGGTGTCCTCTGGCATTTCCAAAATACGGCTTGGATAGTCGGGATTCAGGGCCAACAAGAAAACGCCTTCCTCCGTAATCTGGAGCCTTTTAAATGTTGTCTTGCGATCAGGCTCTGGCGTCCTCACTACTACATCACTGTTGTGACGAGCTTCAATATCCGGATCGACAAGTATGATTTCACCATCCCTGTACTCGGGGAACATGCTTAGCCCATTCACCTGCAGGCAGAATGCGCTGGCACTATGGGAGTAAGGGCACTGCAGCCATTCCTCGGCATGATTTATAGATAGCAAATCAAAACTTTCGCTGAGCATCCCTGCAGCCACCCATGAGATCAGAGGAACCGGATCATAAAGGCCATGACCGGAACTGATGTTTGATTCCCCGCCCTTGAGGCGGTCAATCAGACCGTTATCAATCAAGTCTTGAGCTTCAAGCTTAAATGCTTTGGCCAACGACTCAACCCGGTCTATACCGGTGTCCGTTTCTGCTTTTAGGGCTCGACCGATCGTTGTCTGTCCAACCCCTGACTTGGCCTCCAATTTCTTTTGGGTGTTCAAGTTTTGCGAGCTGGACATGAGGTACTTGAGGTTGTTTGCCAGGATTTGGCGAGTAGAAAGCATTTTGCGTAGCCCCTAAACCATATACGGCTAATAGTCTCATCTGAGGCTAGTCGTTTGTGGCTTGACCAAAATATTCGTATGCGGCTACGATATGCGTTAATGACTAGAAAGGTTAGCCGCTATGCACGTAGCCAATTTCCAAAATGACCTGCTGGGCTTTGTCAGAGGCGAGCTATCTCACCGCCGCGGTGAATGGCGGGAAATCAGTAGCGCAGCAAAAGTCCCATATTTCACGCTGAGCAAGATCTCGAACGGTGCCACCAAGGATCCTCGGATCAGCTCGATTCAGGCTCTCACCAACTATTTCGTTGAGCATCCTAGGACGGCTTAACCGTTTGATGTCCTCCATTTTCCGCCGAGTTGGAACTCCGGAATAGAGATTATGGATTAGCTGTTAATTCATCCAGTAGCCAAATTACAGACATAAAAAAACCGCCTGGCAGGGCGGTTCAGTACAGCTTCTTAACGAGGTGAATAATGATCAATAACGGCCACGCCGTCAAGAGCTCGGGCGATGTCGCGACACTGTCCGGCGATTCCGAAAAGGTGTCTCGACACCTAGTTACAAATCAATCCGCCGCTATGAGTGCCGCGCTCCTGATTGGCATCCAGTACTCGCCAGAATCCAAGTCTCAATTCCGCCGGGAATGCCTCGATTACTTGAAGGCATCCCTGGCTCCTGCCCAGGATTTCCCTGCATGAGTACCATCATCATGAGCCTGTGCTGGCCGTTGCAAGGCATGAGTGGCCCGCAAAAAGCTGTACTGATTTCGCTGGCCGATAATGCAAACGACGAGGGTGTCTGCTGGCCTTCGGTCGCTCGCATCTCTGAGCGTACTTGCCTCGCTGAACGGACGGTTCAGGCTGCCATCAAGTGGCTGGGCCAAGTAGGTATTTTGTCTGTGCGGGAACGGATGGGGCGTTCCACGATTTACACCCTAACCCCCGCATCTTATGCACCCCCGCAAGCGGCGCACCCCGCAGCAGATGCACCACCCCCCCCGCAGCTCACGACACAAACCCCCGCAGCAGCCGCACCCAGAACCGTAATAGAACCATCAAGTGAACCATCACCTCTTGTTGGCGCCGAGCAACCAACGAAAATTTCGAAACCGAAATGCCCAACCCAGGCAATCGTCGATTTGTTCAACGCAACGATCCCGGAGTTTCCCCGGGTCATGTTGTTGACCAAGGATCGTATCGCCAAGGTCAGCGCACGGTGGAACGAAAGCGATGTTCATCAGGATCTCAGTTTCTGGGCTGAGTACTTCGCCCTGGTGCGCTCCAGCGAGTTCCTGATGGGGAGGGTTTCGGCCTCTGGCGGCAATCCTTTCCGCTGCAACTTCGATTGGCTGATTGCCCCGAGCAACTTCGTGAAGGTCGTGGAGGGAAATTACAATGCGTGATCCCTACAGCCTGGAAGCTGAACACGGTGTGCTGGGGGCGATGTTCCTGCGCCCTGAGCTGATCGACATACTGGCCGCCGACCTGGTGCCCGAGGACTTTTACTACGAGGACAACGCCGAGCTGTATCGCGGGATTTTGGCCTTACACGGTGACGGCCACCCGGTCGATATCGTGACCGTCGGTGTTTATGTTGGTGACCTGCCTGGGGGAGCAAGTTCGTTTGCCTACGCGGCAGAAATTGCCCGCAATACGCCAAGCGTTGCAAACGCCGCTTCCTACGCCGGAACAGTTCGTGAGCGCAGCCTGGATAGGTCGATTATCGAACTGAGCGTGCGGATCAACCACATTGCCTACGGTGACCAGCCAGCGGCTGACAAGGTTGCAGCGGTACAGGCTGAGTCCCACGCTATCGACAGCCAATCGGCGACATCCGAAGTGGTCAAGGCTGAAGACTTTCTCAACGACTACATCGAGGTGCTGCAGGCCCGGGCTGATCGTGGTGACAAAATTGACGGCCTGTCCACGGGCATTCCTGATTTGGACGAAAAGCTGCAAGGGCTCAAGCCTGGCCAACTGATCGTGATTGCTGGCCGTCCGGCCATGGGCAAAACCACGCTCGCCATGAATATCGCGTCTCACGCGGCTATCCGTGATGGCAAAAGCGTGATGGCGTTCAGCCTGGAAATGGATAACACGGGCCTGATGGATCGCTTCATGGCTTCCGAAGGGCGGGTGCCGTTACAGCTGATCAAAAATGGCAAAGCCCCGAACACCCACGGCGCAGAGCTGATGAGTGCCGCCGGCAAGCTCAAGAAGTCGAATCTGTTTCTGTCGGATCGCGCGTCGATGTCAATGAATCGACTGCGCTCGGCCGCTCGCCGCCATAAGCGTCGGTATGGCTTGGACCTCATTGTCATCGACTACCTGCAATTGGTGGAGTCCGACTCGCGCACGTCCAGTCGTGAGCAGGAAGTGAGCCACATGACACGCACTGCGAAGTTGATGGCCCGTGAGCTGGGCGTTCCGGTGATCCTGCTCAGCCAGCTCTCCCGTAAATGCGAAGAGCGCCCGAACAAGCGTCCGCTGTGTTCTGACCTGCGTGAATCCGGCGCCATTGAGCAGGACGCGGACATCATCCTGTTCGTGTACCGCGACGAGGTCTACCACGAACACTCCGAAGCCAAAGGCACTGCCGAAATCATTATCGGCAAGGGCCGAGATATTGCGGGCGGCACCGTGCGTGCTGCTTTTCACGGTCAGTACAGCCGATTCGAACAACTTGCGGCTGGCTGGGTTGAGCCGACCAAATCCGAAAAGGTCAGCAGCCTGGCCGGTCGTTACAGAAAGGAAAAAAACTGATGGCACCGATTCGCCTGGCCGTTCCGGTCCCGGCCAATTACCGCTATGCGGTGCATTGCTGCGGCTTCAAGTTGGACATGGACGTCCTGCCTGACCATGCCGTGGCTTTGTTCGCTGATGAGGCCATGGCCAAGCGCTACGGCGATTGGATGTGGCCATCGACTTTTGAGGTCGTTGACCTACTTGTCCGAAAGGAGGGCAACGTTTGAATACCCAAATCAAAACCCTGACAGTAAAGCTGTCGGATGCCGAGATTGTGCGCAACGCCAAGCTCGAGCATGTGCGTGACCTGCGCGATGCCGGCCACCCTGCATTGCACTTTCGTTTCGCCAAGAACCGTGCGCGCGGCTCTTGGTATCTGCTCCACAAGCGGCAGTGGCACCGTATCGGCGCCTTTCCCGATCTGAACACCAAGCAGGTGATCGCGACGTTGCCGGCAGTGCGCCTGCGTGTGGCGGCGGATGGGGCGGCCAGTGTGTCGGGCTGGCTTACCGTCGGCGAGTTGCTCGACTGGTTCGGCGAGCGCATGGCCAAGTCACGGGCGCTGTCCGACAAGCGCCGCGCGGCCATCAAGTCTGCGATCAGCTGCCAGCTAAAGCCGCGGCTGAATGATTTGCTGCTTAGCGATGTTAACGCCCAGGCCCTCGACCGGTTGCTGATGTGGCCGGTGCAGGCTGAGCTGTCGCTGTCGTATGTTCAGCAGCTGTTTCGTCTGCTGGCGATGGCCTTTCGTCAGTCGCGCAAGCTGGACCTAATCCCCGCCAACCCGATGGCCGAGCTGAAGTTCAGCAACTTCACGTCGGCGCGCATTCAGCCCAAGCCCGCCCGCCTGCGTGATGTGCAGGTGCCCGAATTGGTGACGCTGCTGGCTGAGCGCTTCGACAGCGCGCCAGGTGACGCCATGCTGGCCTTGATGATGCTGTGCCACGGCACCCGGATCGGTGAAACCCGCCAGGCGCGTTGGGCTGACGTTGCATTGCCTGAGTGTGAGTGGTTCCTGCCGGCGGAACACACCAAAAGCAAAACCGAGTTGCGCGTACCGCTGACTGATCAAGTGTGCGCACTGCTGCGCCGTTACCGTGACCGCCAGACCGCCCAGGGCTACACAGGGGCTTTCCTGTTCCCATCGCGCCGTGGCAAGCCGCTGAGTGATAACCAAGCCAGTGCGGTGTTCACTCGGTTGGGGCAGGGCGACTGGACCAGTCACGATCTGCGCAAGGTCGCCCGCACCGCCTGGACTGACCTCGGCGTCGACGGCCACATCGGCGAGATGTTGCTCAACCACTCGCTGGGCAAGATCGCTTCCACCTACATCAACACCCAGGCCAAAGAGCAGCGCCGCCTGGCGTTAGTGAAGTGGCACGACTGGTTAGATGCGCGTGGCTTCAAGGCGATTCACGCGCAGACAGGCGTTAGATATGAAGATTCTCAAAACCTCGTAGACGCCTTGAACGGCGGGGCCTGCGAGCCAGAACCACAATTTGTTAAGGGCGAGGTTTTAAAACGTGCAGAAACGACAGGGGCCTGGCTTTAAGCGGGAGCGGATCGAGCTTGAACCCTGCTCGATCTGCAAGGGTAAGGCGGTAGTGGCGGGGGTGTTTTATGAGCTGGTTTGCACGGATTGCAACGGCTCAGGTTGGGTTGTTCAGGGGACCAAGTTGGTGCTTTCTGTCGATGAGTTGGTCACCCAATTGAGTTTCAAATTGCAGCAGGTACAGCGCGAAGTCTTAGCGTTGAAGACTGCTTCAACACCGATAGGGCCACAGAGCCAATACGAGCAACCAAACCGTCTGGGAGCAGGCGGAACAAATTACACCGGGGATTGAGAGCATGATGATTCGTAAGCCGGCTGGCCGGCCATTGGGGGATACCGAATACCTGCTTGAACAGTGGGGATGGTGGAGAATGGACGGGATGGGGGTGCCTGGTTATACGTCTCCGACTTTGGCGCTGATGAGGCAGGCGGTAGCACAGGTATCAGCTAGTAAAAATTACTGCATAACGGACGACTGGGCCGTAGCTATCGATAATGCTGTGGCGAAGCTCACTCACCGGGATCAGCAGATGGGCGATGTACTCTGGTTGTACTACGGCGAAAAATGGCCAATGTTGCGGGTGGGGAAGCATTTCGGACTCAGTGAAGGAAAAGCGCGTGAGTTGGCCCGGGCAGGGGCTGCTTGGGTCGATTGCGCGCTCAGTCACAAGCGAGATGCCGCATAGCTGATTCAATTCTGCGGATCTCATACTAAGGTCGAGCTTGCGTATCGTCGGTGTCAAGCTACCTTCACAGGTAGCTTTGCGCGGTGGGAAGTGGAATGCCTATATCACGCCAAATGCTGTGATCGATTTTTCCCAACAATAATTATTTTTGCAGGGACGTAAAATGGCAGTCGTAATCACCTTCGATCTTAAAAATTATAAACGTAACGACCACTCGCGCTTGAAGTCGATGTTTGAACGCTTCGGTTGGGAGAATTTGGGCGGGACGGCTTATCGGTATCCAAGACTAGGAACAGACGATCAGCCCGTTGAGGACTGGCTCAATCATGTTGTTCCGGCAATGATGTTATTTCGTGCCTTCCTCACTAATCACTCTTCCGTTGTGTTGACTCGTTTTACGATCGATACAGATTCTTCGGCGGGCTACAATCCTAAAACTGGCTTTGGTAGTGGTCCTTTACCTGCCGCATCTGCCGCTCATTACTCTCCTGTCAAAGGACATTTTGGCAAAAAGCAACTTCGGAATTGGTTGGACAACATCCCTTACCCCTATTGAATAAGCCAATATTAAAAATTACCTTTTCCGCACGGAATAGATTTGTTTTTATAGCAGCGTGTGTTGCTGTGAACGCAGCGAGACGCCTTCAAAACCCGGCCACTGAGCCGGGTTTTTTGTTCCTATTTACAAGCCCTGCAATTGAGCAGGGCTTTTTCGTTTTCGGCCCCACGCCTGTCTCCTTGCCTAAAGCGGATGCCAGCGACGTGGAGGCCGACCTATTTGAGGACTCAAGATGAACTCCGAGCATCAGGCGCTGACCGATGTACCGTTGTGGTTGTTGGTTCTGCTGAGCCTCGCCGGTTTGTCGGGAGAAATGCTTCGTGCATCAGGCAGCGACTTGGGACTTCGCCAAATCCTTCAGCGAGTTGCACTGCGCTTCCTCGCTTCTGGACTGCTGGGTATGGCCACGCTACTGCTGGCAATGGCACTTTGGAACAACCTTTACCTCGCGGCCGGCCTTGGCATCGTGATCGCCGTGATAGGTGCAGACGTTGCCGGAGGCCTATACACGCAATTTTTGGCGCGCAAGGCGGGCGTTAGCGGCTCAGCTCCAGGCGGCACAAATGGCGGCCAATAAGTCCGGGAAACAACTCGCGTCAGAGCGCTTTAGCGTTTCACCAAACGCAATACCGGCCTTGATCGTCCAGCAATAATTTCGCGCCTAGCGGCGCACTCGCTTAGTAAACGGATTTGTTCTCTATAGATCGCCATAGCATCCCTGAGATCTTCAAGAATTTTGATGAAGTCTGGGTCGTGCACAAGCGGCGTGTCCCTTATTTGCAGCATTGCTTCAGCGAGCAGTCGATAGTTGGTAGCGACCTTGTCTAAATCGCTCTTGATTTTTTCTATGTTCATGGTGTGTCCCAACCTTTGCCCCGGATTATTCATTATGTCGGCGGGTGCTCAAGTGAAACGAGTTTGTACGACGAACGGCTGTAACAAACCTTCATAGTTTCTCAACAACACTACGACCACCAAGTCGCGACCTATCCAGGTTAAAGGGGAAAAGCTCTATGCCGCCTTAAGCGATGCCTCCTGTCGCAGTCCTATGTACGCTCCATGCTTACGGAAGCGGCAGCGAGCCGCGCGTCCAAGCTTCCAGCGGTGCGCGAGGCCTGCTAGATAACGTAGGTAATTTTTGGCTCCTAATGCCAGGCGCTATGGACCCGGCTTTAAGTCATGCCGTTAACGGTCAGTAGATAGAACAGGGAGAGAAAATGTTCAAGGTCGATATGTCGCTGGACGCGTTCCCTGTCTCTGCGGGCATGCGGGAGCTAGAGAAAAAGCACATTCCATTTGTGATGGCCCGTACCGCGACCCTATTAGCTCAACGGGTCAAAAAGGGATCTATTACAGTGATGCAGAAGCGCTTGCATCGGCCCACGCCGACCACGCTGAACAGCTTGTTCGTAAAGATGGCCACCAAGAAGCGAGCCGCTGAGGTCTACTTCAAAGACTCTTGGGCTTCGGGCATTCCTGCCGACACCTACCTGCAGCAGGCGGTGAGTGGTGGTCTGCGGCCTCACAAGCGTTTCGAGAAATCACTGATCGCGCGCGGCATCATGCGCAGCGGTCAATTCGCCGTACCCACTACAGCTTTTATGAATCAGTACGGCAACGTGTCACGCGGCACGATGTTAAAGATCCTATCGGGCCTGGGTGCTGCTGAGTCGACGCGGGGCTATCAAGCAAACGCCAGTGGCAGTGCCAGGAGTCGACGCAAGGGCAACGCCCATCGCTTCTTCTCGGGTGATGTCGACGGCACGCATGGTGTGTGGGAGCGCAAGTCGATGGGGATGGGGGATGCGGTACGGCCGGTGTTCATCTTTAGCGATTCAGCGCCCAAGTATCGAACCATTTTCCCGTTCTTCAAGATCGGGCAGAACATCGTCAACGCGAACTATCAGGCTGACGCAGCCACCGCCTGGGCTGAAGCGATGGCTTCGGCTCGTTGATGGCTGTAGTCGACGGGAAGTCAGAGAAAAGGTGAAAAAAAGTGCCCTTTTCTTCGGTTTTCTCGCCTTTTTCGCTTGACAGGTCGGCCCGGAGGAAAAACCGAAGGTACTCCCGGACCCCCACCCCTCATGGGGGTAATTCGGGCCCCGCGTCTTCGCTATATATGACCCATTTTCAAAGGTTGGTTGTTGTGTAGTTATGGCTAATCAATCCATCACTCGTAAACCTGAGTGGCTGAACAAGTCGCGCATGGCGGACAGCCTCGGGATTACCACGCAAGCCTTCGATAAATGGGGGGTGACGCCCATCGCCAAGATCGGCCGGGAGTCGTTTTATGACGTGCGTTCTGTGCTGGATAACCGGCTGGTTCACAAGGGCGAGAAACAACAACCGCTCGATGATGAAGGCCAACCCATCGATCCGCTGATTGAGTACAAGCAAGCGCAGCAGAAACTGCGGTTGACCACTGAGCAAGCCGACGCGCAGGAAATGCGTAATCGGGTGAAAGCCAAAAAGCTGGTGCCGGTGGATTTCTGTCTGTTCGCCCTGGGCAAGTTGAGCGCGATGCTCGGCTCAACCCTGGACACCATTCACATCAAAGTGAAACGCAAGCACCCGGATATCGAGGTGCGTCACATCGAGGCTATCCAACGTGAAATAGCCGTTACGCGGAACGAAGCGGTCAACCTGGCCGACACCTTGCCGGAGCTTCTAGATGAGTTCGTCGAAGCCCTGGATGAGGGCGCTGATTGATAGCGTCCGTAAGGGCCTAACCGGTCTCTACAAGGAACCGCCACTGACGGCGGTTGAGTGGGCCGATAAGCATTTTTACCTGTCCTCCGAGTCGTCCTATCAGGAGGGCCGCTGGACCACGGCGCCGTTTCAGGTCGCCATTCTTAATGCGATGGGCAATGACCTGATCGCTGTAGTCAATGTGCTGAAGTCCGCACGGGTTGGCTATACCAAGATGCTGGTAGCCAATAAGGGCTACAAGATCCAGCACAAGAAACGCAACGTGTTGTCTTGGTGCCCGACCGATCCGGACGCCGACACCATGATGAAGCGCCACATCGAAACGATGATCCGCGACGTTCCCCTGGTACGCGCTTTGGCGCCCTGGTACGGCGTGAAGCACCGGGATAACACCCTGGACGAAAAGCGTTTTGATAACTCGAAAATGCTTTGGTGCCTGGGTGGTAAGGCTGCGCGCAACTACCGGGAGAAAAGCCCTGATGAAGTGATCTACGACGAACTGTCAAAGTTCGACGCCGATATCGAGGGCGAGGGCTCCCCGACGATGCTGGGGGATAAGCGTCTTGAAGGTGCGACGTTTCCTAAATCAATACGTGGGTCTACTCCTGGGGTGATCGTTGCCGGCGGTGAGGATGACGAGTCAGTGGGCGAGGGCTGCCAAATCAGCCGGGCGGCTGATGAGTCGCCGCACTTCCTTCGGTTCAACATCAAATGTCCGTGCTGCGGCACAGAGCAGCATTTGAAATGGGGCGCCTTCGACAAGCCGTATGGCATGCGCTGGCGGCTCGATGGCTACGGCCAAGTAGAAAAAGCCTGGTACTTGTGCGAGTCCGGCAACGGTTGCTCGTTCGAATACCACGAAATGATCCAGGCGTCGGTTACTGGGCGCTACATCTGCGAGCGTCAGGGCATTTGGACGCGCGACGGGATGGAGTGGTTTACCGCTGACGATCAGCCGATCACCACGCCTCGCTCTGTCACGTTCCATATCTGGACCGTGTATTCCGAGTTCGTTACCTGGGCTTCGGTCGTCAGCGAGTGGCTGAAGGTCGGCAAAGACCGGGGCAAGCTCAAGACCTTCATCAACACCACCCTGGGCGAAGCCTGGGAAGAAGACCAAGGCGAGAAACTGGAATGGGAAGTGCTGGCCAAGCGGCGTAGCAACTACCTGAAAGTACCCGCCCGGGGCGTCGCGCTGTTCGGCGGGATTGACACGCAGGATGACCGTTATGAGGGCCGTGTTTGGGCCTTCGGCGCCGGCGAGGAAGCGTGGTTGGTTCACCGTTGGGTGCTGACTGGTGACCCTGCAAGCGTTGAGCTTCGCAAGAAAGTGGGCCAGGAAATACGACGCCAGTTCACCCGCGAAGACGGCACGCTAATGCGTGTAGAGCGCTGGTGCTGGGACTCCGGCGGCCACTACTCGGACGAAGTGCGCAAGGAAAGTAAAAAGCATGGCGTCACCTGGGTTATCCCGGTGTTCGGCGCTGCGACCTACGGCAAGAAGATTGCCACCTTCCCGAAGAAAAAGACCAAGGGCGACCGGGTTTACCTCACTGAGGTAGGCACGGACAACGCCAAGGAACTGATCTACAGCCGCTTGAAAATCGAGCCGGACGGCGACCGTCCGGTGCCCGAGTGCATCCACCTGCCCCTCAACGAGCTGGTGTGTGACGAAGACGAAATGAAGCAGCTGACAAGCGAGCGTAAAGAATGGGTGGTCTCCAAAGGCCGCCGGGTTCAGCGCTGGACCAGTGGCCGCCGCCGCAACGAGGCCCTCGACTGTTTTGTGTATGCGCTGGCCGCCCTGCGGATCAGTCAGGAACGTTTCGGCCTGGATCTAGAGCAACTGGCCTCGGAGGCTCAGTTCGTTCCGGCCACGGGCGCGTGGGAGGTGCCGGAAGTGCCTGACGTTAATGAGCCAGAAGAATCAGAGCCGCCGAATGAGTCGGCGCGGCCTGAGCCCCCATCAACTCAAGCCGACGCCTCTGGCGACTGGCACAACGTGGAAAGTAACGGATGGCTATAAACGCGCAGGAGATGCTGGACAAGTATCTGGAGGCAGAGGCCGCCATTCTGCTGGGTAAAACGACCATTTTTAATGGTCGCACCCACACCATGGCCGAACTGCCGCAAATCCAAGCAGGTCGACGCGAATGGGAGCGCCGGGTTACCGCCCAGCGTGCGGCCGCGCAAGGCAGTCCGGGTTATGCCCTGGCTGACTTCCGTTGAACTTCCTCGACCGCTGCATTGCGGCGGTTAGTCCGGGCGCGGGATTGAAGCGCCTAGCGGCCCGTAGCGGGATCCAAGCGTTTGAGGCTGCCGAGGTCACGCGTACACATAAAGCGAAGCGACAGACGCGAAGCGCTGACAGCTCATTGCAGCGTGACGCGGAATCGTTGCGCGGCCAGGCTCGAAAGCTGGACGAAGACCACGACCTGGTGACGGGTATTTTCGACCGGTTGGAAGAGCGCGTGGTGGGTGGTGCCGGGATCGCGGTGGAGCCGCTGCCCCTGGATCACGCGGGCAATATTCACCTGGAGTTCGCGGCGCAAATCAAAGACCTGTGGGCCGAGTGGTCCTTGCGGCCGGAAACCTCGGGAGAGCTAACCCGGGCGCAAATGGAGCGGCTGGTTTGCCGCACCTGGCTACGCGACGGCGAATCGTTAGCCCAGCAGCTGTTGGGCAAGGTGCCCAACTTCAAGCACTTGCACAAAGTGCCTTTTACCCTGGAGTTGCTGGAGCCTGATTACCTGCCCTGGAGCTACAACGACGAATCGAAGGGGATTTGCCAGGGCATCACACGCGACGCCTGGCGCCGTGTCGTCGGATACAACCTGCTGAAACGTCACCCCGGCAGTGCCTTGGGTTTCAGCATGTCGGTGGATACCAAGTTCGTGCCGGCTGATCGGATGTTGCACATCGCGTACCGCAAGCGAATTGGGCAGAACAGGGGCCAGCCTCTGTTGCACGCCGTGTTGACGCGCTTGGCGGACATCAAGGATTACGAAGAAAGCGAGCGCGTTGCTGCGCGTATCAGCGCGGCCCTGGCGATGTTCATCAAGAAGGGCTCTACCGACGACTACGTGGTTGCGCCTACGACTGCTGGCAAGGACGGCCAGGCCACCGGTGCCCGAAGTATTCCCATTGCCCCCGGCATGGTGTTTGACGGGCTGTTGCCCGGCGAAGACGTTGGAATGATCGAAAGCAACCGGCCCAGCCAGTTTGTGGAGAGTTTCCGCAACGGTCAGTTGCGCGCGGTTGCGGCGGGTACGCGCATTGGTTACTCCACGGCGACGCGCAGTTACACGGGCACTTACTCGGCCCAGCGTCAGGAACTGGTGGAGTCACAACTGGGTTACGACCTGCTGCAGCACGAATTCATCGACTACTGGTCCCGCAAGGTTTACCGGGCCTTTATCGAAATGGCGTTGGTCAGCGGCGTACTTGTGCCGCCAGGCGACGTAAACATGGATTCGGTGTACGGCGCGGTTTATCAGGGGCCGGTGATGCCCTGGATTAACCCGGTGCATGAGGCGACCGCCTGGGATGCGCTGGTGCAGGGGGGATTTGCCGATGAGGCCGAAGTGATCCGAGCGCGCGGGCGAAACCCGCAAGAGCTTAAGCGTTCGCGTCAGGCGGAAATCGAAAGCAACCGGGCTAAAGGGCTGGTGTTCAGCTCCGACGCCTATCACAAGTTCTACGGGAAAGTGACCGTCAATGCAGACCTATCAAGCGAAAAAGAGAAAGCGTGAAGTGCCGGCGCTGACGATGCCCAGGGCGTCGGTTCAGTCGTCGGTTTCGTCCGTGATTACGGCGGCAAACCAGCCAGTGGAGAGTTGGTACTCAATGCGCGCCATGGCGCGCGGTAGTGTCGAGATCCTGCTGTATGACGAGATCGGCGGATGGGGTATCACCGCCAAGCAGTTTGCCCAGGATCTGGCCGCCTGTGGTGACGTGTCACAAATCAATCTGCGCATTCACTCGCCCGGTGGCGATGTGTTCGCCGGCATGGCGATTTACAACACGCTCAAGGCCCACCCGGCCCGCCTAGATGTGTACATCGACGGCCTAGCGGCTTCCATGGCCAGCGTGATCGCGATGGCGGGCGACAAGGTGTATATGCCGACTAACGCCATGATGATGATCCACAAGCCCTGGGGCGCGCAGGGTGGTGACGCGGACGATATGCGCCGCTATGCCGACCTGCTCGACAAGGTTGAAGGAACGTTGGTGCAGGCCTACGTCAGCAAGACCGGTAAGGGGGCGGAAGAAATCCACGCGCTCTTGAAGGATGAAACATGGATGGATGGCAGCGAGGCGGTGGCAGCCGGCTTCGCTGATCAATTGATTGATCCGCTGGTAGCTGCCGCACAACTCAAATCGAAACGCATGCAGGAGTTTGAACACATGCCGCCAGAAGCTTTTAACAGCCTGATGAACCCGCGTAACCAAGTGCCTGCCCCGGCTCCAGCACCCGCGCCTGCCCCGGCTCCGGCTCCGGCAAATTCCTTGTCGGCTGATCAGATTCGCGCCCAGGTCATTGCCGAGGAGGGCGTGCGCCGTACCGGCATCACTGCCGCGTTCGGTAGCTTTGCGACTGCCCATCCTGAACTTTTGCAGGCTTGCGTAGCTGACATGGCCTGCACTGTTGAAAGTGCCCGAACGCAGCTGTTGGCTAAGTTGGGCGAGCAGTCCACGCCATCCAATATCCCGGGCCTGCACGGTCATATCTCCAACGGCAATCTGGTTGGCGACTCGGTGCGTGCGTCCCTGGAAGCGCGCATCGGTATCACTGAAATCGAGGCCAGCAACGGCCTGAACCACATGAGTATGCGCGAGCTTGCCCGGGCATCCCTGACCGAGCGCGGCATTCTGGTGGCCACGCTCAACCCGATGCAGATGGTTGGCCTTGCCTTCACTCACAGCTCCAGCGACTTCGGGCAGATTCTGCTGGATATCTCCGGCAAGTCGGTGTTGCAGGGCTGGGAGGAAGCGCCGGAGACGTTCCAGCTCTGGACCAAAAAAGGTCAGTTGAGCGACTTCAAAACCTCTTCGCGTGTCGGCCTGGGGGAGTTCCCCAGCTTGCGCGAGGTGCGCCCGGGCGCCGAGTACAAGCACATCACCCTGAGTGATCGCGGCGAGCCAATCACGCTGGCCACCTACGGTGAGCTGTTTTCGATCACTCGCCAAGCCATCATCAACGACGACTTGTCTTTGCTGAGTGACGTGCCGTACAAGATGGGCCAGGCCGCTCGCGCGACCATCGGCGATTTGGTTTACGCGGTGCTGACCAGTCCGCCGAAGATGCGCGACGGTAAGTCGTTGTTCGATGCTTCGCGTAAAAACAACGCAGCAGGTCCGGCGTCTGAGCTGTCCATTGCCAGCTTGATCGCTGGTAAGACTGCGATGGCTTCGCAAAAAACCCAGGTTGACGGTGGCAAGCCTCGCACCTTGAACATTCGCCCAGCCTACGTGCTGACCCCGGTGGCCCTGGAAGACAAGGCCAACCAAATCATCAACTCGGCCTCTGTTCCGGGCGCTGATGCTAACTCTGGCATCATCAACCCGATCCGCGGCTTTGCCAAAGTGATCGGTGAGCCGCGCCTTGATGACGCGTCGGCAACGGCCTGGTACATGGCTGCTAAGCAGGGTGGCGACACCATTGAAGTGGCTTACCTCAACGGCATTGATACGCCGTATGTGGAACAGCAAAACGGCTTCAGCGTCGACGGCGTGGCCAGTAAGGTGCGTATCGACGCAGGTGTTGCGCCTGCCGACTTCCGTGGCCTGTATAGCGCTGCTGGCAAGTAAAACCTGCTGTTCCAAATAACCCCGCCAAGTGCGTGGTTTGTTGTTTTTGCGTTCTGGAGAATTGAGCGATGGCTAAGAATTATTCGGGTAACGGCCGGTCCTGCACGTTTGTATCCCCTACTGGCGGCACCAAAGCCGGCGTGCCTGTGGCGATCAACGCCTTGGTGGTGATCCCGCTGGAAGACACAGTAAAAGGCCAGGCATTTACCGGCGTGCTGGGTGATGCCTGGGTGCTGCCTGTCACCGGTGCGCTGAAGGCAGGCGTCAAGGTCAGTGTGTTGGCCGGTACGTTGGTCGCTGATGGCACTGCGGATGCTTTGCCCTTCGGCAAGCTGCTGACTGACGCGTCTGGCGGCTTCGCTGAAGCCCTGTTGATCCAGTAATGGCCGGTGGCTTTCGGGCCCTGGCTGATCGCATGGACGCCCTGGCTGTTGAACGCCTGGGCGATCCGGCGACGCTTTCAGATGGCCGTGGAGTCTTCGGTGCGTTTGCATCCCCCTTTGTCGGCGCTGAGATCGGCGGTGGGAAAACCGGAGCCGCACGCCTGGGCGGGGCAATCAATGCCGACGAGGTGTTAGAGCCCACCCTGACCGCGCGAGTAGTCGACGTGCAAGGCGTCAAAAAGGGCGACCATTTAACCATTGAGCTGCCGACCCTGTTGGGCGGTGGCCGTTACAAGGTTGTCCGTCTGAAGCCTGATGGTTCCGGCATGGTCGACTTGGTGTTGAGCGTATCCAATGAGCGAACTGACGACATTACATGATGCGATCACTCGCATAATTAGCGAACAGATGCCCCGGGTTGTGCATGTTGAGCAGTTCCCCGAATTGGGTGCCGAGGTGATGACGCCAGCGCTGTTGTACGGGATCACTGACATGGCCCCTGGCCAGGATCGGGGAGAGGGGAAAACGGCGATCATTGGTCGTTTCCAATCCTGCATTCTGGTGGAGGCAGACCGGCCCAAGGCATCGCTCCAGGCCGCTATCTTGGCTGGCCAAATGATGACGGTGCTAAAGGATCAGCTTTGGGATTTGGATTTTGTCACCGGCCCGCCGGCGCAGGTCCACGCCCAGCCTGAAGCCCCAACGCCTGAGCTTGAACAGTTCGTCATGTGGTCGGTTCAATGGATCCAGCCTTTCGAATTGGGGGATTTCACTTGGCCATGGCCTGACGAATCCCCAAGCGGCCCTGTGTCGTCTGAAGGGGAGTTCACCAGTGATACCGGTCCCGTTTACCCCGAGGAACCGGTATGAGCTACGCCAGTGCCGAACATGACCGCATGATTGCCGCCATGCTGATGCCCTGCGTGGTGGTCGGTGTGGATCTGGCGGCGCCAGCGGTGCGTGTCAGCAATGGCGAATGGACAAGCGCCTGGGTGCGCTGGCACAGCCTGGCGGCCGGCAAGGCGCGGCACTGGCGAGCGCCCAGCCTGGGCGAGCAGGGGGTATTGTTCAATCCCAGCGGCCAGGCGGGCATGGGCACGTTTATCCCGGGGTTGTACGGCAATGCCGGCGGCCCGCCGGATAACCGTGACCATGTTGAGGTCTGGCGTTTTGACGATGGCGGATCCCTGGTTTACGACTGGGCGGCTAAAACCTACACCATCACGCTGCCTACTGGCACGGTCACTATCAAAGTGGGCAGTACGGTCGTGACCGTTACGGATAACGCGATGAATGCAACGGTTGGCGGTACCGAGTTCGACTTGGCGTCCGGCTGGGCGGCGATCAAATCACCGCAGATAGCGTTGATCGGTGCGGTAGAGATCGACGGCACGTTACATGTAACGCAGAGCATCACCGGCGACGCCGATATCCTGGCGGCCGGTAACAGCGACAACCACCACAAGCATTAACCAAAAATCACCTACAGCCCGCCGCGTGCGGGCTTTTTCATGCCCGGAGAAATCATGGCCAAGACCATCGAGAAGCCCGCAACCGAAGAACAAGCCACTGCCGCGCCGGCGTCTTTGACGTTCCGCGATCTGATCTACACGTCGCGCACGCTGGTTGTGCCTGATACCGATCGTACTTACCCGGTGGTCAAGTCCCTGGTGGTGGTGCCGGAGTCCGACAAAGAGGCTGTGGCCTTCCTGAAGGCTCATAGCGAATACGCTGCCCAGGAGGGCTAAGCCAGATGATCGGAATGGATCGCCACACCGGGCAGCCCATATCCGGCATCGAGCATTTGCGACAGTCCATCGCCGACATCCTGAGTACGCCACTGGGCAGTCGCCGGCAACGGCCGGACTACGGCAGCAAGTTACGTCTGTTTGTTGACTTGCCAATCAATGCGGGTTGGAAAAGTGCCGTACAGGCCGAAGCGGCCCGCGCTCTTGGTCGGCACGAGCCCCGCCTGAAACTTGAGCGTGTGACGGCGCTGTCGCTGCTGGACGGGAAAATAAACATGAGCGTCTCCGGCAAGTACCTGGATGACAATTTTGTCTTGGAGGTAAGCGTATGAGCATCGTTGATCTGTCGGCTTTGCCGGCACCGGAGGTGCTTGAGCCGCTGGACTTCGAAGACGTTTACGACGAAGGGCTGTCAGCGTTTCGGGGCTATATGGGCGACAACTGGAACGCCGCGCTTGAAAGCGACCCTGTTACCAAGGTGCTGGAGGTTGGGGCCTATAACAAGGTTGGCAACCGCGCCCGGGTCAACGATGCATGCAAGGCGCTGTTGTTGGCTCACGCAATCAAGGGTGACCTCGATCAGTTGGGCGCAAACGTCAACCTGAAACGCCTGGTGATTCAGCCCGAGGATCTGCTGGCGCTCCCGCCGGTGACTGAAGTACTTGAGGATGATGATTCCTTTCGTGAGCGTATCCAGTTGGCCTATGAAGGGCTGACCACTGCGGGGCCGCGTAACAGCTACATCCTGCACGCGCGTAACGCATCGGGCTTAGTGCGGGATGCTACGGCAGACAGCCCTGAGCCGGCCCGCGTTACCGTGACGGTGTTGAGTACCCTAGGTGATGGGACGGCCACGCCGGAGCTGTTGGCCACGGTAGTGAAGGCGCTTAATGACGATGACGTGCGGCCCCTGGGCGACCGGGTAACGGTCCAAGGCGCCGAGATTCTGAATTATCGTATTGACGCGATTCTGCACATGAACAGCGCAGGGCCAGAAGGTGACGCGGCCCTGGCCGAAGCCCGAAGCCGTCTTTCGAAATGGATTAACCCCCGTAAACGCCTTGGCGTGGAGGTGGCGCGCTCTGCTGTGGACGCCCAGGTGCACGTTGCCGGCGTTTCTCGTGTTGAGCTGCCCGGCTGGGTCGACCTGTCACCCACAAACGCCCAGGCGGCTTACTGCACCGGTTACGACGTGAGGTTGGCGGATGAAAAGCCTCCTGCCCAGCAATAGCACACAGCTAGAGCGGGCCATGGAGGCAGCGCTCTACGAGAAAACCATTGTTCCGTTGCGCACGCTCTACAACGCCGATACATGTCCGGCTCATTTGCTGCTGCATCTGGCATGGGCCTGGTCTGTTGATCGCTGGGACTACCGGTGGAGCGAGGCGACTAAGCGGGCCGCGATCAGGGCCTCGTATTACATCCACAAGCACAAAGGCACGATTGGCGCACTGCGCCGCGTGGTCGAGCCGCTGGGCTACCTGATCGAGGTCGTGGAGTGGTGGCAGACCGCACCCGAGGGAGTTCCGGGAACGTTCGCGCTGAAGGTCGGTGTTCTGGACACCGGCATTACCGAAGAAATGTACCAAGAGCTTACCCGGCTCATTGATGACGCCAAGCCCGTCAGTCGGCACATGACCGGCCTGGCGATCAGCCTGGAAACCACCGGTTACATCGGCATCGGCGCCTGTGTAAGCGAGGGTGAAGTGATCGACGTTTACCCACCAACCCCCCGCGATATCGAGGTGACCGGCACTTATGGGCTGGTCATATGTATTGATGAAGTTGACACCCTGGACGTGTATCCATGATTGATCAGAACAGTCAGTTTTTCGCCATCCTCACGGCAGTAGGAGAGGCGAAACAGGCAAACGCTACCGCCCTGGGCCAGCCCTGGACGTTCGCCCAAATGGCCGTTGGGGATGCCAACGGCACAGACCCCATTCCAAACCGCACCCAAACGCGCCTGATCAACGAATGGCGGCGCGCTCCCGTGAATCAGGTGCGTACCGATCCGGCAAACCCGAACATCATCATCACGGAACAAGTTATTCCGGCCGACGTGGGCGGTAAGTGGATTCGGGAAATCGCTCTTTACGACGCGGACGGCGACATGGTGGCGGTGGCCAACTGTGCCCCGAGCTTCAAGCCTTTGCTGATGCAGGGCACCGGCAAGACTCAAATCATTCGGATGAATTTCATCGTCGCGAATACCGCGAGCGTGGTTCTGAAGATTGACCCGGCGATTGTCCTGGCGACCCGTGACTACGTTGACACTCAGATTGTTGAAGCCATAGCAAAAATGGACTTCAAACATTCGGTATTGGTGGCCACCACGGCCAACATTGCCTTGAGCGGTTTGCAGACCATCGACGGCGTGCTGTTGCCTGCGGATGCGCGCGTGCTGGTGAAGAATCAGACGGCAGCCAAGGAAAACGGGCTGTACGTGGTTTCTTCAACTGGCGTGTGGAAGCGCACCCAGGACGCGGACACTAGCGTCGAGGTGACGCCGGGGTTATTCGTCAGTGTCGAAAGAGGCACAGCTAACGGCGACAGCGTTTGGCAGCTGGTGACGGATGCGCCGATTGTCCTGGGCACTACCGCTCTGGCCTTTGAAATGGCCGTGGGTCGAACCGGCGTCAGCGCGGGCTCTTATGCCAATGTCACCGTCGACAAAAACGGCAGGGTGATCGCCGGCACTAACCCGACGACGTTGGCCGGTTATGGAATCACGGATGGTCTGCAAAAAGGCTATGTCGGCCTTGGGAGCAAAACGGCAGCAGTAGGCGATATCGAGAAGATCACCTTGGAGGGTGGGTTCTATTCTTTCACCGCAGGTGAGACGAGTTTTGCGAACTACGTGTCTCTCTTAAAGTTTCCGTACACCACTGACGATTATGGCGCGCAGTTGGGGTTCAAGTACGGCAGCGACGAGCCTGAGATTCTCGTTCGTTCGACCAAGGAGTCGGGGAAGTGGGGAAAAACTCGCGCGCTGTGGCACGGCGGAAACTTCGACCCCTCTAAAAAGGCGGACAAGGCCACGACGCTGGCCGGTTACGGTATTACCGACGCTGTTCCTGCTGATCGCATCGTCGTATCAACGCTTGCCCCAAAGGCTGACGAAGGGGCGGTGGGCACTATCTGGCTTCAGGTGGAAACATGAATTTTCACGTAAAGGCCGGTACAGGGTTCAAGGCCGGAATCATGCCCAGTGCAAAGCTGGTCGATGGCTGGCGTGAGGGCGAAATTCTATGGGTCAAGACCGCTACGGGCTGGAAAACGGCCTGGCGCCGCCGCATTGTCTACACGAATCTTGTGGACCTGGCAGACACCAGTATTTTTGCCCTCATGGGGTCGCCGACAAAGGCTCGCGAGTACGTATTTATCAATAAAGCGGTGCTGCGTGGCGTGTCTGCTGTTGCGCTGCGTACCGGTGTGTTTCCTGCTGGCTCGACCCTGTTGGTGATTAACCAGGGGTATATCAAGGGCGCAGGCGGCGCCGGCGGTACAGCGGCAGAGGGTCAGCCAGGCAATCACGGTCTCTTGCTTGAATTCCCCACGACCTTGGATAACTCAGCCGGATATATACAGGGTGGCGGCGGTGGCGGGGGCTTGGGACAGCACCGTACCTTCAAATCGGATGGGTCTAGAAAAACCGGTTACGGCGGCGCCGGTGGCGCTGGCGAGGGCATTAGCGCTGCGAAGCCTGGGGCGCCAGGGCAAGCGATATCGGATGACGGTGCAGGCGGTTACGGCGGTACCGGCGGCGCTGCCGGCGTTGCTGGTTTAGCGGGCAATGTTGGGTGGTCAAACAGTAACTATGGCACTGCCGGGCCGTGGGCCGGCGGTGCGCCAGGTGCCGCGATTGTTACGGGGGGGAATGCCTTAACTTTCGTGGCGGGTAATTCTTCTGATCGTGTAAAGGGGGTTGTATCTTGAGTAATTTTTCAATTGTTTCAATCTCCCCGGAAGCCGGGACGATGGTCATTAACTGGGGGGCGGTAACCCTGAATCACTTTATCCCTGTCGAGTTAGCCGGGGCTGATAGCCTTTCGGTTGCTGAGATCGAGGAGCAAATCGAGGCGATGCGCCCTGTGGCGCCTGAGCCCGTGAAAGTGCCGGCCGCTTTGGCGGCAATGGTTCAGCCTGTAGCACCCGACCCGGATGCACTTGAGCGCGCCTGGCGCGACGCCGAGTTGGCTTCGGTGATGTGGTTGCGTGAGCGGCACCGTGATCAGGTCGAAATTTCAGTCCAAACAACGCTTAGCGCTGAGCAGTTCGCGGCTCTGCTGGTTTACATGCAGGACCTGCGAGACTGGCCCCAGTCTACGGACTTCCCGGATATCGAGCATCGCCCGGTCGCCCCGGCCTGGGTCGCCGACCAAACCGAATAACGCCCCGCACTGACGGGGCGTTTTCTTTTCCGTTACGCGTAACACGAACAACCTACAGCCTCGCTCATGCGGGGCTTTTTCGTTTCTGGAGATTGAGCCCTATGAGTTTCTTTCACGGCATCACGACTTCGCTGATCGACAACGGCGCGCGCACCATCTCGCTCCCGTCGTCCTCGATCATCGGCCTGTGCGACACCTTTACCCCGGGATTGCTCGGCGGCGGTAGCGCCAAGGCGGGCGAACTGAAGCTGATCACGTCCGAGCGTGAAGCCATTGCCGCGTTCGGTGCTGACTCGGCGATTACCCGGGCTTGCCAGGCGATCTATGTGCGAGCCAAGGCTGTAATCGTCGCCATCGGCGTCCCTAAGCTCGATGACGCCGCCCTGCAAACGTCCGCCATCATTGGTGGTGTTCTGGAGGGTGGGCAGCGTACAGGCCTTCAGGCGCTGCTGGACGGCAAGAGCCGACATAACGCCCAACCTAAGCTGCTGATTGCCCCGGGGCACTCGGCTACCCAGGCGGTGGCCACCGCCATGGATGCTCTGGCCGGCAAGCTGCGTGCAATTGCCATCGTTGATGGTCCGACCACTACCGATGAGGCCGCCATGGCCTATGCGCTGAACTTCGGCAGTAAGCGCATCTATTTGGTCGACCCGGGGGTGCAGTTCTGGAGCACCGTCGAAAGCGCGACCGTGGATGCTCCGGCCTCGGCCTGGGTGGCCGGTCTGTTTGCCTGGACCGATGCCGAGTACGGCTACTGGGCTTCTCCATCTAACAAAGAGTTTGTTGGCATCACCGGTACTACCCGTCCGGTGGAGTATCTGGACGGTGACGAGACGTGCCGGGCCAACCTGCTCAACAACGCGAACATCACCACCATCATTCGCGATGGCGGCTACCGCCTGTGGGGTAACCGCACTTGCTCGGCTGATGCCAAATGGTCGTTTGTTACCCGCGTGCGTACCTGCGACATCCTCATGGATGCGATCCAGGCGGGCCACAAGTGGGCTGTAGACCGCTCGATCACGAAAACCTATGTGTCTGACGTCACTGAGGGGCTTCAAGCCTTCATGCGCGATCAGAAGAACGCCGGCGCGGTAATCAACTTTGAAGTCTACGCAGACACCGAGCGCAACACGGCCAGCCAAATCGAGCAGGGCAAAATCTATTGGCGCATTCGTTTCACCGACGTGCCGCCGGCCGAGAACCCGAATTTCCTGATCGAGGTCACCAACGAGTGGCTGACCGAAGTAATTGAAGCAGCCTAAGGGGGCCGAGTAATGATTCCTGAAATGTTGACCAACTGCGTCATGTTCCTTGATGGCGTGAGTTTTTCCGGCGATGTGCCGTCTATGACGCTGCCCAAGCTCTCCACCAAATCCGAGGAATACCGGGGCGGTGGTATGAGCGGTCCCGTTGACTTGCCCACTGGCCTGGAAAAGCTGGAAGCGGCATGGACCACCAATGGCGTGCGTAAAGAGTCGCTGAAGTTCTTCGGTCTGGCGGATCAGACGGCGTGCAACGTTGTTTTTCGTGGCTCGTTCAAGGGCCAGAAAGGCACCGTCAAGGCGGTAACTGTGACGCTGCGCGGCTCTCTCAAAGAGTTGGATATGGGCGATTGGAAGCCAGGCGACAAGGCCGAAACCAAGCATGCCATGGCCGTCACCTACTACAAGCTCCAAATTGACGGTCGCGTGATGTACGAAATCGACTTTGCCAACATGGTGCAGGTGATCAACGGTGTTGATCAGCTGGCCGCTGAGCGCTCGGCCCTGGGCCTTTAAGGATCTATGACATGACTGATGTATCGCTAGCTGCACCCCTCCCGTCCTGGCTGGTCCTGAGCGACGACGGCGTTACTGTAACGCTCAAGCACAAGGTCAACCTCAATGGCGTTTTGACCGACAAGCTGATGATGCGCGCGCCCAGCGTTAAGGATGTTATGGCCGCCAAAATCGCCGGCAATGGTGACCATGAAAAAGTGGAGCTGAACCTGTTCTGTAGCCTGCTCATGGCCACCGAGACTGAACTCACGGCCCTTAAATACAAGGACTACATGCGCCTTCAGGCGGGCTATTTTCGCCTGGTTGAGGAAGACGACATGTAACGAAACCACGCTTAAGGCGCTGGCCAAGCGCTTGGCAAAAGAGACGGGTTTCTCGTCTGCCGAGATTCTGGCCATGCCCTTTAACGTGATGGTGTGGTGGCTCACGGATTAAGCCGCTGTTGATCTTCCCGACGTATAGGGCGCGCACATGGCAAACAAACTTGCTCTCGGCCTGGTCATTGGCGGGGCCGTTAGCTCGACGGTAGGGGCGGCGTTCAAGGACGTCAGCAACAAAATCAAGAAGCTGGAGGAACAGGGTTCCAAGGCGCGGGTGCTGCAAAAAACCATTGGCGAAACCATGCGTCTGCGCGATGAATGGCGCAAAGCGCACATGGCCGGCGACAAAGGCGCCGAAGCGCTACGGCGAAAGCTGGAGAATAATCTGGACGGTCTGCGCAAGCAGGGCGTTGAGGTGCGCAACCTGACCAAGGCTTACGCAGCTATGGGGCAGGCGGCGACCAAGGCGGAGCTTAAAGCCAAGGGCCATATGCAGCTCGATGCTGGTAAACAGCGGTTGAAAAGCAGCATAGGCCAGGCGGCGGCGGCCACGGCAGCGATGGCCGTTCCTACGAAGGTTAGCGCTGACTTTGGCGCGATCATCCGTGACATTGCGATCAAGGCGAACATTGCCAACAAGCCCGAAGAAGCGCAGATGGCCAAGACGATTATTGGTACGTCGCGCGACACCGGCATGGCCCGTAATCAGGTGGCCGAGGTGGTCAACGCTCTGGTAGGGGCCGGCATGGAGCTGGACAAGGCCTTGTCATACGCGCCGGTAGCGGCCAAGTTTGCGATTGGCCAGGGATCGGAAGGCGGCGAAACGGCCCGCATGATTAACGCCCTGGGGCAAAACGCCAAAATCTCCGACCCGGCCGTCATGCAAAAGGCACTGGAGGCCATCGCCTATCAGGGCCAGGCGGGTAGCTTTGAGGCTGCGGACATGGCGCGCTGGTTTCCTGAGTTGTTGGCGGGAATGGGCAAAATCGGCATTACCGGCATGGATGCGGTCACGCAACTGGGCTCGATGCTTCAGGTTCAAATGAAGACCGCCGGCGGCGCTGATGAGGCGGCTAACAACCTCAAGAACTGGATGGAGAAAATCGGTTCTGGCGATACGGTCAAGGCTTACAAGGATGCCGGGATTGACTACCAAGGGTCGATGAATACCGGCCTGCAGAACGGTAAATCAACCTTGGAGTCCAGCTTTGAGCTGGCTCAGAAGTACATTGCGGCAACTGATCCGAAGAAGGCGGCAGCGATGGCGGCCGCTACAGCGAAGATCAGTAAGGAGACGGACCCCGAAAAAGCCAAGGCCATGATTGCGTCCCTGGAGCAGGCTTTGCGTACCGGGGATCTGTTCGCAGACATGCAGGTCAAAGGCGCACTGACGGCCTACATGCAGAACAAAGAGCTGTATGACCAGCTTAAGAAAGACTCAGCAGACGCCACTGGGATTCTTGATAAGAACCTTGAGGAACGCCGGCAGGCGTCAGCGCAGAAATGGGCGGAAATGGCCCAGGGCATGGACGAGGCCATGCGCGCCATTGGTGATGCGTTTCGGCCTGTCACCGACAAAGTGGCGGGTGGCTTGGCCTACGTTACCCAGGGCCTTGCCAAGCTGTCGGATGAGTCACCCCGGGTTGTGACCGGCATCGGCGCCGCTGTTGCTGCTGTGATCGCGTTTCAGACCGCTATGAGCGGATTCAAGATCGCCAAGGGGTTGCTCAACCTTGGGCGCGGCACGTTGATGGGAAATCCCAATATCCCGCAAAAAGTCATTGTTACCAACATGCCAGTGGGCGGATCTGGTGGCATGGGAATGGGCGACCTCGATGACACCGGCGTGAAGGACGGGAAAGACAAGGGCAAGGGCGGCGGCCGTGGCGGCCGAGGCCGAGGGCGCGGCATTGGGGCGGGCATGAAAGGGCCGGCGGTACTGGCGCTGGTTGAGGCTGGCTTTAAGGTCAAAGACACCTACGACAACGCCGAAACTCAGGACGAAAAAGCCGAAGGCTATGGCGCGGCGGCTGGCGGACTTGCCGGCACGCTCGCCGGTGCGGCGGCCGGGGCGGCCATCGGTTCGGCGGTACCAGTAATCGGCACCATCCTGGGCGGCCTAATTGGGGGCTACCTGGGAAGCTTGGGCGGCGACGCCTTGGGCGGTGCCATCGGCAAGTCGATGTTTGGCTCTGACGAGAGCAAGAACGCCATGCCCGTGGCTGGGCCGCTGATGATGAAGGATGCGGGCAAGGATATCCCGCCAGTGTTGGGGGATATCGCCAAGTCGTTTGCCCCGTCGCATACGGGCCCGCTGATGTTGGCCAATCCCGGCCAGGGTGCTTTGCCTGCAACGCCTGACGCGGTCAGTCCGGGTGATGCTGCGCGGTCCATGATGATGCCCCAGGCCGGCGCCGACGCGGTAGCGGCGCCACTTGCTGCGGCCGTGGTGGCGAAGGTCCAGCCGGCAAAAGTCGAGGCCAAGGTGGACATTCACGCGCCTATTACGCTCACGGTGCAAGGCGATGTGAAAGACCCTAACGAGCTGCTGGCCCAGCTGCGGCCGCTGATGGAGCAGCAGCAACGGGAAATCGCCCAGCAGCTCGAAAACCGCAAGTTGTACGACGCGCCGCATATCTAGGGGGGAATATGGAATCACTGGCACAGCTACAGTCCGGCCTGAAGTATTTGGCCACGGCCGGCGAAGCGGGCCGACGCAGTATCGACGGCATGATGGGGCCGGTTAACGGTGCCATCAGCGAAATCACCGGCGCCGCGATTGAGCTTGAGGATCTTCCGTTTATTGGCCCGGCCGTGGGGGCAAAGCTTCAGCGGGTCATGCGGGGGATTGCGACTGCCCAGGCCAAGGTTGGCCAGGTTGTCGCCACCTACAACCGCGCTACGCGGGCCTTGTCGCAGATTGACGAGCGCATGGGCACGTTGAAAGAGCAGGCCGGGCGGGCGGCTACCGCGATCAACAAGATCGCCGGCATGATTGACCCGTCACTGGCGAACATCCTGCCAACCGGCGCCTTTGCCACGGATTCAACGCCGGCGAAAGAGGCGGTGAAGCCGTTCCCACACTTGCTGATCATTCAACCGCTGGACCCAAAGGCGCAGCCGTATTACTTCAACCTCGATACGGCGGCCTTCGATTCGCTGCGTCGCTCGACTGAATACCGCTGGGCCTCCCAGGAGCGCCTAACACGCCGGTCTGCCCAGCAGGCCGTGGGCATGGGTGACGAGAAAATCACGCTCAAGGGCGATATCTTTCCGGGCTACCGTGGCGGGCTGGACCAGCTCAACACGTTGCGCTCGATAGGCTCCCAGCTCAAGCCGGTGACCCTGACTACGGGCTATGGCACTGTGCTGGGCACCTGGTGCCTCAAGACCATTGATGAAGACCAAAGCGCGCTGATGCAGGGTGGTATCCCCCGCAAACAGGCCTTTACCTTGGAGTTTGTGCGCTATGGCGACGACATGCAGAACATCTGACGGGGATCTGCTGGACACCATTTGCCATAACTTCTATGGCCACCTGGCGGGCAGTGTCGAGGCGGTACTTGCCGCCAATCAGGGTTTGGCGGACGAGGATCAGCCCTATCGCGCCGGCGTGGTGATTGTCCTGCCGGATCTGCCGGGCCCCGTGGATGAGCAAGTAGCTTTGTGGGATTGATTCAGTTCTATCGGCCGCGCCCTTGTTCCGTTACGCGTAACGCCTCCCATCCTTAAAGCCCGCCTTGTGCGGTTTTTTTTATTGGCCAATGCCCTATGACCCCCAAATTTAGAATCGTCGCGAACGGTTCCGATATTACGTCGCTGATTAACGATCGGCTTTCGCTGTTGCGCACCACGGACAAGCCCAGCATGGAGTCGGACGAATTTGAGTTGCGCATTGATGACCGCGACGGCCTGGTGACCTTGCCCAAACGCGGTGCCGGGATCGAGGTCTATATGGGCTATGCCGAAACGTCCCTGGTGCGCCTGGGGCGTTACGTGGTTGATGAGATCGAGGTGACCGGCCCGCCTGACACTATCGTTATCCGGGGTAAGGCCAGCGACATGCGCGGCACCGGTAAATCCATTCGTAGCGGTAGCTGGGAAGACGTGTCGTTGTCGAAAATCGTTTCCGATATCGCAGCGCGTAACGGCTGGACGCCGGCATGTACCATCGCCACGAAGGTCGCCCGGGCTGATCAGCTTCATGAATCCGACTTCAGTTTTGTCACGCGCTTGGCCAAGCAGTACGACTGCACCGCCAAGGTCGGCGACGGCAAACTGATGGTGATGCAGCGCCAAGCGGGGCTAAGTGCCAGCGGCAAGGTGATTGCCGCGATCACCCTCACGCGCAGCGACGTAAGCCGCTGGCAGTTTCGTTTGGGCGACCGTAACGCACATAAGGCGGTGGCGGCCAAGCATCAAGACAAAAAGACGGGCACGTTATCGGTGGTTTTCCTGGACAACGAGGACGTGCCGGACGGCCTGCCGGCAGTGCACACCGACCGCCATATTCATCCGAACAAGACCGCCGCCGAATCAGCGGCTAAGGCGCGCTTGGCTGCGTTCAACCGGTCGACGGCGGGCGTGCGCCTGGAGATGCCAGGGCGCACGGACTTGTTCGCAGAGCGCTCTATCAACGCCCAGGGCTTCAAGGTGGGGCTCGATGGCGAGTATCTGGTTGATTCCGTGGAGCAGACATTCACCCAAGCCGGCTGGTCCACCACCGTCGAGTGCAACGGCGGCAAAAAGGGTAAAGCAAAAGCAAAGGGCAAGAAGCCGAAGAAAGCCGCGAAGCCCGTCAAGGTTGTCAGCCTGGCGTAGCGACTCTTTGCACCATCCACCCGCCGCGTGCGGGTTATTCACGTTAGGAGCTTGTATGCCAATTACTCAGCAGCAGTTGCTGCAAATTCTTCCCAACGCCCGCCAAGTCGCGGGCGTTTTTGTTCCTGTGTTGAACACGGCCATGAGCCGCTACGGCATCGTCGGCCAACTACGTGTCGCCGCATTCATCGCTCAGGTTGGGCATGAGTCGGCCCAGTTGCGCCATGTTCGTGAAATTTGGGGGCCAACGACGCAGCAAGTTGGCTATGAGGGCCGGTCCGACCTGGGCAATACCGAGAAGGGGGATGGCTCCAAGTACCGTGGGCGCGGCCTGATCCAAGTCACTGGCCGGGCGAACTACACCGCATGCGGCGAAGCTCTGGGCCTCGACCTGATCGCACGTCCCGAGCTATTGGAATTGCCACAGCACGCCACGATGTCGGCGGCGTGGTTCTGGTCAACCCGTGGGTTGAACACTTTGGCGGATCAGGGGCAGTTCGAGAAGATCACTCGGCGCATCAATGGTGGACTCACCGGGCAGGACGACCGGCAGGCTTTGTACGACAAGGCGCTGAAGGTGCTGGCATGACGCCAGTGCAGAGTCTGGCTTGCGTGTTTGTGGCGATGGCGATTGCTTGTTTTTCGACATGGAAGGTGCAGGACTGGCGCTATGACGGAATCGTGGCCAGGCAGGCCGGACTGTTCCAGGAAGATTTGAATCTGATCAGCGCGGCAGCTGCCAAGCAGGAAAAAGACGCTACCGATAGGCGTTTGGCCCTGGAGCAACGACTGGTGGGCCAAGATCAACAACACTCCCTGGAGCTATCCAATGCCCAACGTAATCAGGCTGCTCTACGTGATCGCCTTGCCACTGCTAATGTGCGGCTGTCAGTCCTTCTCGACGCCTCGGATACAGCCTCTAACAGCAACGTGCCTGCCACCCCCGGCACCGTCAGCGTGGTTCATGCAGCCCGTAGAGCCAAACTTGACCCAGCGCATGCGCAACGAATTATCGCCATAACCGATGGCGGTGATAACGGCCTGATAGCTTTACGAGCATGCCAAGATTACGTCCGAGCTGTAAACCACTCGCATTGAAACTCAATAATTGGCATGTCAGATAAAGCGTA